ATCCAGATAACTGCTCTAATTAAGCAGAGGATGTCTCGTGCAGAGCGCGCGGGAGCTTCTCTTCGAAAGAAGAAAGGTTTCCTCGCTTCCGTTGGTTCGATGTGGAATCGAACCATCGGCTCTGTACAAAAGCTTGCTCGCTACATTGCCACGGCTAATTTAGCCTGGCAGTTTGCGATTAAGCCTACTGTCTCTGACGCCAAAGCTATGGTACTTCTTTTAAAGAAGTACGAATCTTTGGTTTCCGAGTTGATCCGTAAGTCTGAACAGAGACAGGTTCGCCATTACAAGCGGCCTGTCGATAATCTGTTCACCTTGCCTAGCACGTTAACGTATCTGACTAGCATTTTTAATGCTACCACTACGTACGAGCGTAAGTCCGAGTTTATCACTCGGCCTACGTATCACGCGTCTATGTTGTTCACATATGATGCGAGTGCTCTAAAGGGTCTTCAAGGAAAACTAAGCGGTCTACTTCACGCCTTAGGCGTGTCGAAGGCTGCCTCCGTTATATGGGAGGCTATACCCTTCTCATTCGTCGTTGACTGGTTCGTCAACGTCGGTGATGTGATCGCTAGTGTCGAGGATTGGTTTATAAATCCTCTTCCCGTAGTTGTACACGACTTCAGCCATTCGCTGAAGTATGGGTACCGAACCAGACTGCAGTGGAACTGGAACAATGGCCGTATAGTAACGGACATTGGACACGGTTCTACTGAGGTCTACGAGCGACGTAGGGACACTCCGTCCCTAGTCGACTCGCTGTCGGTCCATCTACCGAACCTTAATCAGCTAGGCCTTGGCCTATCACTGCTTATAGTCCGTATGGATGGAATAACAAATTGGAAACGGTATTAACATATCGTCTACAATTACAAGGTGCTGGCTTTGAGCCGACCTTGTCTTGAAAGTACATCATGTTTATCTTATGACATACCAACAGTACAAGGCCGAGTTGTTGTGGATCAAGTGCAGCAGAGCAGAAGTTTATTCTGCTATTGCTGCAACTCTCACAACATATGAGGAAGCGTACGCCGATGATTATCGCGAAGTCACCTACTGGCCGGAAACGGCTCAGAAGTGTGGTCTTCGTGATGAGAACGGTTATACGTCGGAATCTGGCACGAGGACAGTATTGCGTCTCTTTCGAGAGATCAATAACTTGGACTCGTACCGTTGCCGCCTCGCTCGCTGGTTTTGGGGTTCCCATCTGGGAAACCCACCAGTCTTCTCTAAGGAGAAGTAAAGCACGTCCATGCGACGGATTACCATGTGTAACCCGCGTGGTCCACAGCACCATAACTAGTAAACCCTAATAGAGGAAACAGCATATGTTCAATAATGACATCACGCTGGCAGGAACGAGTACGTCTAAAACGTATTCGCTCACTTCGATCCAGGGCGCGAAAGCGCTCCGGTTCGATGCGACTGCACCTTTGGGCGAGCCACGATCCCTGACGATTTCTCATCAGGAAGTGACTCGCTCATTCGGCGCGGCCGACCGTCACTTGGTTCGTCTTGACGAAACTGTGTCGGGCACAAGCCCGGCGCCAGACGTCAAGATCTCGGTGCAGCTCGTAATCGAGGTGCCCCGTGAGACAGCGACATTTGCTCAGGTGCAAGATGTGGTGGATCGGTTGGAGGCCTTTACGGGCACCGCCGGTTACCTCACCAAGCTCCTGAACAATGAGCCCTAAGCGAAAACGCCTCGGGCCATCTTCCGCCAAAAATAAGCGGAAGTCTGTCGTCACGACCATAGGGTCGTCTACCAAGTGTGTGATACGTTTGGTGTTACAGCTGTGGTCCTTAGCGCGCTTGTGCCGTGAGGCACTTGAGCGTTTCAGGAAGTAACAGCCATAGGATGCTGATCGTATCTAGGCGCAGTGTGTGTGTCGTAATTGGGCTTGCTGTTCTACGAGGACTAACCTTATGGTGTCCATAATAGCGCAGCGCCAGGCAAGATACCTGGCACTCTATTGCGACTTGTACACTGATATAGCTGAGAAGCTACGTGTTCCAGTTAAGGAGTCACAACGCGATCTGATCTCAATCAGAAAACGCGTTGAATGTGAGGGGCTTTCGTTTTTGACGAAAGCCCTTCCGCAACTTGGGAAGGCACTTGACAAGTGCCTCTCCAAGGATGAACCTCTGACAGTCCCAACTCAGTTCAAAACTGAGAAAGGACGAACAACACCGGTCTTGTACCGGTATCTGTTCTCACAGGTTATCACTCCGTCCGGATATGTAAATCCGGAGGCTGATACGGGTATTCTCACAGAGCTACGGCAGCTTATGTATTATTTATATAAGCTTGAGATCGCCCCGACTGAAGCCCAGAAGACAAAATGTCTTGCTGAGTTTGTCGAGGTGGATGCAGGGCTTGACAAGCCCAGTAATATCGATCAAGAATGGCTCAAAGAAACTTCGGATTTGATCCGAGACATCTTTGCGACATTCGACCCAACTGACATCTTGCCCAGTCATGGGCCGGGTGCAGTAGCGACAGGCGAGCGAAATCATGAAAAACATGTTTTCAGACGCATATATAAGACGGTAGAACGTGTGTATCCCTTTACGGAATACTACGAATACAGTCTTAGTGCTGTTGCTGATCGATGGCACAAATACGAAACCCTCGATGAGTTTGAGGAAGGCACGGCGAAAGTCGTGCTTGTCCCTAAAGACTCGAGAGGACCGCGTATTATCTCATGTGAACCACTGGAAATCCAATGGATCCAACAAGGTCTCGGGCGCGCTGTTAAAGCGCATCTCGAGAGGTCTCATTTAACGCGAGGTCACGTGAATTTCACGGACCAAGCTATAAATCAGGCTCTTGCCTTGAAGGGTTCAGAGAACCAACAGTGGGTCACATTAGACATGAAGGAAGCATCCGATCGTGTATCGATCTGGCTCATTGAGGAGTTATTCCGCAATGTGCCGGACCTCTTGGACGCATTGTTAGCGACCAGGAGTGGATACACGAAGCTTCCTTCAGGCCAGATAGTGCGTTTAAAGAAGTTCGCTCCTATGGGAAGCAATTTATGCTTCCCAATTCAGAGCGTGGTCTTCTACGCGCTAGCCGTAGCTTCGATCGTATGCGCAGACCGACGAGCAAATCCTTATGGAAATGCCCGCGCAAGGGCCCAAAAGGCTCGTGCGTCGGTCTACGTGTATGGCGATGACATCATTGTCCGGAGTAAAGACTATCACTCCGTGATGGCAGCATTACCTACCGTTGGACTAAAGTTCAACGAGAGCAAGTGCTGTACAGCGGGATTCTTTAGAGAATCCTGCGGTACCGACGCCTATAAAGGCGTCGTAGTCACACCCCTTCGTATTAAGAAGGTGTATGATGATCATCGTACAGTAAACGCCAAGGTACTCGTATCGTACGTCTCGTTGTCAAACGCGGCGTACTCACGCGGGTACCACAGAGTGGCTTGCCATCTGGCCAGCCTCGTAGAAGCTAAGTTAGGCGAGCTTCCTGTAACAAACAGGATGCAAGGCTTTCTTAGTCTGATACGGCCTCTGAGGACTAACCAGCCCGGCAACTCCACACGCGTTCGCTTCAACAAGAAGCTTCAGCGCTGGGAGTGGCGAGGTTGGTCTTTAGAAACAGCGGAGTTATCCGTTGAGTCTAATGACTGGAGCATGGTCTTAAGGAGATTAACATCTCCTTCTGACTGGTCCGAGCCAGGCGTTTTTGCGGTTCCACGGCGCAGTCGCCTACACCGTGGATGGAGCGGCTTGAGATAGCTCAGGCTGCGCGATCGAAG